TAAATGCCATTGCATTGGCATACACATCCGTCAGGGTCATGGTCTCAGCTATGTCAACTGGGTAAGCAACCCCACCTAATGAAGCAAAAGGCGATTGAGCAAAGGTGCTGATTCCGAACATTAGGCTTTGATTTCCATAACAGTTATATTTGAAGCACCTCTTGGGTCAAATCCTGACCCATCGTTATCTCTGTTGTTTCTATTAATGTAAGTTGTTCCAGAAACCGCTCCAAATATATAAATTTGATATGTAACTGATGATGTAGTTGCAGGGCTATCCAAGTAATTAAATGAATAATTTCCAATATCAATTGTTGGATAATTTCCATAGTTTGCGCCAGTTGTTACTCTAGGTCTGCTTCCAGCCGTTGCGCCACGAGCTGCGTCAATAATCGTGCCGTCTCTAGCTATGGTTGCATAACAAATAGTATTGTCACTTGACTCATTTATATTATATGAAACTAGAATTTTGTTTGAACTAGCTGATGGTGTAATTGAAACGCTTAAACCAGTAACCGCCACCCATGAACCGTATGTTGTTGTGGAAAAAGTATCTGTTTTTACGGTTTGTTGTACTTGCAACACAGACCCCGTAGGCATGCCACTAGCTGGAACCCCAGTATCGCCACTTAGAATTAAAGCCATAATTTACCCCACCAAGAAGCCACAGAAGTAGCCTGAGTTATCAATAATTACACTACCAGCAGGGCATTCAACTTTAAATGAAAAAGCGTCATTAAGGTTTAGGTAGTATTGAATAGTAACAATGTATGTAAGATTTCCTGAACTTACTCCAGATGCGTCAGTATATGCCCCAGCACCACCAGCAATTGCAGACCCATTTATATATGGAGTAAATGCTACATACGCAAGTCCGTTTCTATTAATCCATACTTTTCCTGTAAAACTATAAAACCCAGCAACTGGCGCAGTAAAAGAATTTGTGCTTGTACTATAGTTAGATCCAATGTTTGTAACCGCAGTATCAAAAGTTACTGTTGTACCACTACCAACAGATTGAGAACCTGTCTTACGAATATAAAAAGCTGGGCGTAATGGGGTGGTTGGAATACCCCCAGAACTTAATAAAAGCCCAGTAGTACCATTATTTTGAAGCGCTATTGCGCCTGAGTTGTCAGGTGTAGTAACCAGACCAGACGAGGTTGAGGCATTGATTGTTGTTGTCATGCTGCCACCTCTTGCAAAGTAATTTGGCAAGTCCAATTGTTTAAAGCTATATACGTTGTGCCTGTGGAATTACATCTCATATAAACGGTATATGAAGTCGCTGATGTTGTTGCGGGAGAATCTAAATAGGTTAAAGTCATTGTTGAATCACTAGCAGAACTTCTTAACTGCCCTAAACCAGCGGCAACTACATTGGTAGTATTTCTAAAAATAGAATATTTTCCATTATCTGTTGTATAACACCCAAAACTAGCAATAATTAAAATTTTACTAGTAGAAAATTTTGGGGTAATACTTGCGGTTAAACCAGTAGCTACATAGCTTGTGCTTGTAGTTGGTGATTCTGTTGCATAAGTAGCGCCAACTACTTGCAGAATAGTGCCTGGTGTTGTAGTAGCCAAAATAGTTCCGCCAGTAGTAGGCAGCGTTAGCGTACTAGAACCAGCTACCGAAGGTGCAGCAAGAAGAATCGAACCGCTGGTATCTCCAGCAATACTTACCGAACTCATAATATAGCCCAACGTGAACCAGACGGAATAGTGACGCTCACGCCTGAAGAGATTGTGATTGGCCCGACAGACATAGCGCTTGAACCTGTAGGGATTGTGTAAGAAGTAGAAATTGTTTGGGTGTTTAAATAAATAGGTACTTCTGGAGCAAACGCTACAGAGCTGCCCCCACCAATCATTGCACTTTGGACTTTAGTTAATGGCATTATTCACCCCAAACTGCGTTGCATACAGCCTGTACTTTAGGATCTTGCTCGAAAATGTCATCGCCTTTGTTTAATGTCCAGCGATGGTAGCTTTTACTTAGTTCTTTACCATCTTCAAGGATAGTTGTAGCCTGACGCACTTGAACAATGTCATTTTCTACTACTTCAATTTTGTCGATTATTACTTTTTTTTCTAACATAATTTTTCCTTAAATTCGGTAAGTGCAACCGCCTAACATTTCACCACCTGGCTCCATTTGTAATTGTGTCCAACCAGCATTATCTGCCGAACAATAAATTTCAAAATACGAAGTACCTGGAATTTTATAAAGCGTAGCCATTGTGTATCCATTGGGCCAATCAATATTTCCCGTCATTAAAGAGCCAGTTATATAAGTGTTGCCGCCTCCAGACGAAAATGGAAGCCCACCTATATTCACATTTCCAGTTCCAGTTGCAGAAGAAAAATTTAAATAAAACCCAGCAGTTACAAGGTTTCCTACTTTTGTATACCAACCAATTTGTGCACTATAACTTGTTGTTCCAGCGGTTGAATTTCCTATATAAGTAGGTGTCCAAGTGCCTTCTTCATAATCATCTAGTGTGTTTGCATCAGATGAAGGGTTTTGAGTTGCTGGAAAAGCTATTTGCCCACCAGTCAAATTAATAGTCGGTATTGTGGCTTGCCCAGTAAATGTAGGCGAAGCAAGGTTTCCAGAAGAATTTACGTTAGTACCGAGAGCGCCTAAGTTAGCTGCTTGTGTCATTTTTAGACCTGTTCAGCTTGCGCCTGTTGTGCTTCTGCTTGACGTTCTGCGGCAGATTGGATTGGGGCAGCGATCACGATGTCATCTTTAGAACCTGTGATTGACTTGCCTTCACCTAATAAGCGCTGAACTTCAGCAGCAATAATTTCTTCCATAGCAATACGGCAACGCTCATGAACTGCGTTTTGAATCCAGTCGTCTTGGCTAAATGCCACTACGCCTAGAGCTTTGTTTTCTGCATCAGAAAGTGTAATTGTGTATGTTGCCATTTTATTTCTCCTAATTAACCTATTAACCAGCCACCAAAATAACCAAACACCGCTTCACTACCATATATTGGTTGTCCGCTGTCATTAAACAAATCAACATAATCACCAGCAGCTAGCGTTTTAGTTACCTCTACATGCACAAAATCAAAATATGCTGCTGTGCTATCGTAAAAGTTTTGATTTTTTTGTACATATGATCCATTTACACGTAAACCAACCCTTGGTCCTGTGTGGGTTCCAGCAGAACCATTATCTAGTACGGATGCGTAAAAATGATAAGTACCAGCTACGGGAGCAGTAAATCTAGATGTAGAAGTGCTGTAGTTTGAGCCAACGTTTGTAAGCACAACGTTAAATGTAATTTGTACACCACCAGTTTGTGCTCCGTTGTCTTTTTGTGCATGAAATATTGGCTGGTAAGGCATTGTTACAATTCCAGTACCAGAAATTCGCATACGCTCAGTAGCGTTTGTATTAAATGTAATTGGAGTTGCAGAAGCTGTGTATAAATTTAAACTGCCAGCCCCACCCCAATTGCTGTTTCCACTTGAAGGTACAAAAATAGCAGTTTGATTAGCGTTTGTGTTGCTACCGATCCAAATTTCACTATAAGCAGTACCGCCGCTGTTTGTGTTTTGTACTTTTATTCCTTGGTCAGCATTTGCATTTCCGATAACACTAAGGTTATAACTTGGGCTACTAGTACCAATACTAACTTGACTAGACGAATTCCAAGCAGGACCGCCTGTGCTTAATTTAGCTGGGGTTACAGCACCATCCACAATATTAGAAGAACTTACTGCGCCAGCAGCATTAGGGATTGCGTTGGCTACAGAGCTGACTTGGAAGGACTCTACAGTAACAAGATTGCCAGCCGCAGCACCCGTAGTAAGAACAACAGTAGTTCCGTTAGAAGCAGTATAGTCAGCGCTGCCCAGCAAAACTCCATTAAGGTAGACATTGATGAATCCCACGGTGTAAGAAGGCGGTGTGAATGTAGTCTGTCCTGCTGTAGCTGTGAACTCCGTTACGGTTCTGTAAGCTGTGGTAGTTACGCCTGTTACTGGAACACCAAGATAGCGGCATGAGATATTACCTGTGCCAGTCGGCGGAGCAGTTGTGAAGTTAAGCGTGTTGCCAACTACACCATAAGTAGATGGGTCTTGAACTACACCAGATACCACCACAAGTACGTTAGTAGTCCCAGCAGGAGCCACCGACATTGTGAAAGCCGTAGTAGAGCCGTTACCGCTAAATTGGTCGGTAACAAAAGCCGATTGGTATATGGGGTTTCCAATGTATGGCATATTTAACCCGCTATTTCCATGGCTGTAATTGTTGTAGTACCCCTATCGTCAGCACTAAACTGAACTTCATTTCCATTAAGCGAGCGAAAATATACTGTGTATGTAACTGAAGATGTAGTAGATGGACTATCTAAAACTGACATTGAATGCGGTGTAAGTACCCAACTACCGCCTGGAGTTGAAACTCGCTCAAACCCAAAATTAGTACTACTTAAATTTGTAGAGTTTCTGTATATAGTGCAATACATTGTACTTGAAGCAGATGTACCCATATAAGCTCCTCCGCCAGCAACTGTTATTAAAATTTTTGAAGTAGTTGCTCTTGGTGTTATTGAAATACCAAAACCTGTAGTAACAAAACTACTAGATGATGTACCAATAGTTGAAGTACCAATTTGATTTTGAAGAACTTGCAAAACAGACCCAGTAGGCAAAGATGCAGACGGTAGTACCCCAGAAGTCTGAGTAGCTAAAGCAACAGCGCCAGTAGCTATCTTTGCAGAAGTAACAGCACCCGCAGCAATATCAACTGCGACAACTGCGCTATCCGCAATTCCGTTGGTTCCTATTTGACTGATTGGCATTATTTAGCCTCTTCAACTACAGGAACTTCCCATAGCCATGTATCAGTATTTAGTGTAGCGTCTTCAGATGGTTTTGGGGCGATAAACACATCGTTTTCTCTATCGTATGTGTAGCCAATACCAGCGTAGTTACCACGCAATGGTGTGCCACCTTGAGTATGCTGATTGCCAATGGTGTTATAGGATGTTTGAATCCACTCACCAGGGCTTGAATCTACGAATGTTTTAAAGAAATCAGGCTCAGCCACAATCACTTGTGTAACTTTACCGTCAACTACTTTTGCAAAATGTCCCATGTTTTCTCCTTAAGCTGTATATGTACCAGATGATGTAAATGTATGATAAGTGTATCCACCTGACGAAGTTACAGTTCCGCCAGTGCCTTTTTGAGATCCGAGGTAACGAATAATTACAATACCAGAGCCACCAGATGCTCCTGCTTGGTTGTCTTGAGAGCCGCCAGCTGGGCCATTAACTGAACTACCTCCAGCTCCACCGCCTGTGTTGGCAGAACCATTTGCGCCCGCAAGATATACTTGAGAAGATGCTCTTGCTCCATTACCGCCACCGCCCAATCCACCTGTACCAGCAGTTTTACCACCTTCAGTCCAAGGCGCAGCTCCACCACCTCCGCCACCAGCGTAATATGTGCCTAGCGATTTCCAATTAATTCCTACACCACCGTTACCAGCAACAGCAGTTGAATTACTACCACTAGCGCTTCCACCTGCACCACCTGCACCACCACCGCCGCCGCCAACACGGTCACTAGAATTTAGACCGTATCCGCCAGAACTACCTTGACCAGTAGTTCCAGAACCAGGAGTATTTGGAGAGGTGTATCCACCGCCACCGCCTGATCCACCAGAATTTGCTGTGTATCCTGGATAAGCTCCCCCTGCTCCGCCGCCTATAGCAGTTTGGCTAAACCCAGTTGAATTACTACCGTTGTTTCCATTTCCACCTCCAGCAGCTCCAGCTCCACCAGCACCGATAACTATTGAATATGTGTTTCCAGAAATTAATGAAATCGCTGCGTCAATAGCTCCACCAGCCCCTCCGCCACCACCGCCTGTAGCGTGTTCTCCTGCCTTACAAGAACCTCCACCAGCTACAATTAAATAGTCTGCTGTATAAGGTACAGTTATCCAACTAGGGGCTGCACTAGGGCCATTAGACTGCAATACTTGACCCGCAGTTCCATAAGAAGGAGTTGTTCCAACACCTAAAGCGCCGTTAGCGGTCAAAGCTAATAGTGAAGCACGAGCAGAAGTACCGCCGTTGTACAGCGTTATGCCTTCTGATGGGCCTACAGTAACCCGACCTGTACCTGTAACGTAGTCAACAATCGTGCCAGCAAGGTATGCGTTACCAAAGTCGCCAGTAGAGAGTAAGCCACCACCAGTAGTAGTAATGTCACCAATAACCGTTGGGTCTTGGGAGATAGCAGCGTAGGTAGTAATTAAACTGGTGTACTCAACCCAGATGTTATTTGTGCCTGATAGCGGAGCAGAAGTAAATGTAATGGCACTACCAGCTACAGTAAATGCAGAACTTGGGTTTTGAATGACGTTATCAACAGCAACAATCATCTGCGCCACAGAAGATACTGGGCGTGTCAAAGTAAAAGTTACAGTTACACCATTACCACTAAAGTAATCAATGGCTGGGGTAAACCCTTGGTTCTGAACTGTATTACCGATATATGGCATATTAGGTCGCAGTCAAAGCAGAAACAATGCAATCACCAGACGAGGCGCTGCCGTTTTGAACATAAAGAGCATCACTAGTCTTCATCACTACACGGTTGCCTTGGATTACTTCAAGCGAACCGCCAACAGGCACAGTAGCGTTATAGACCAAATAGTAGTTAACAGAAGAGCGAGTCAAGTAAACCGAAGTAGTAATCGGCGCAGTTGAAGTATTAGATATGATGCAGCTAGAAATAGCCACAGTACCAGAAGCAACGCTAGTAATAATATTGACTGCGGATATGCCAACGTTTTTGGCTACGAACGAGGTGTTTGAATAAGTTGCCATATTAGCCCATCATAAAGGATAAGAAGTACGCATCATCAACTGGAGAAGAACCCCAAGTAGGAGGAGCGCCAGAACCATTTGTTGTTAATACTGAACCAGCCGTACCATATACGCCGTTAAATGCAATAGCACCAACCGCATTAATAGTCATAGCATCAGTAGCAGAACTATTAGTTACTAAGTGAATTGCATTACTTGAAATAGTACCAACAACAATATCGGTGCTACCAGAAATAAAGTAAGCATTGTTTGGCGCATTAATAGCGCCTGTACCAACATAACCAGATGAGTTAATACCCATCGTAGCGTAGTTAGTTGTGGATGTTCCAGTATCGTTGTACGCAATAAACTCAGCCGTTGCTGAAGAGCCACTAGATAAATTCTGAATAACTGCTTGGTAGTAGCTTGGATGCGTTGCAACAAAATTAGAAGCAAGGCCTGTATCGCTAAAACCCAACGCTCCACCGACCACTAAATCGCTAGTATTAGCTATTGTAGCTAAAGTGACGTTGGGTATTGTTAATCTGGCTGGTAGCGTAACGTTATTGCTTGCGTCTGTGTTGACAGAGTTCTCGGCTGGGTAAGTAACGAATACAGTCTGTGTGCCAGAGCTAAAGTTAACTAGGGCAGTAGTATTTAGGTAGTTAGCATAAACAGTCGTACGGGCAAGCGTACCTGCGCCTACAGTACCAAGACCTACTTCCCACTTGGCTCCGCCTTGATCCGCAATACAGTAAAAGGTTGTGTTGCCATTACCAATAGATGAACTAAAGGTTTGATAGCCTAAAGCCGCACCACCAAGCGTAACTGTGCCTGTACCTGGTGCGGTAGCTGATTCCTGTACTCTGTCTTTTAAGACCAAGGCCATTTATGGCTCCTTAGCCAGCAGCGCTGAGTGTATACGTTACGTTAATAGTATCGCCAGATGTTACCGTCTTAGAACCAGCCGTAAATGCACCGATGCTAAACAAAGTACCTGTAGTGTTATCAATCGCTGTAGATCCACCAACGTTAATGAACGCACCGTACACAGTACCAGAGCCAGTCATGCTAAACACCACCGCAGCTGATGTAGTCAATACGGATGGGTTAGCTGATGTAGCTGCTGAAAAAGATGGAGTCTTGCGTGTACCAGAGTAAGTAGGAGCATTAGCGCCACCTACTTCGTACCAACCAGCGTGTGATGCCTGGGTATCTGTGTAAGCTGGAGTAAAGGTTGAAGAGCCGTTAGCGCCTCCAAGACCCATAACAATAGCGCCACCGCCAGAGTTAGCAAAGTAAGAGTCCATTAGATTCTTACGACCAACGTTAGTTGTTAAGTTTGTAAAGGTATCAGACCACTTCTCAACGCCATTAGCGTCGTAGCATGTAGCAACGTATACACCTTCTAAACCTACAGTTTCAACTGAACCGCCACCATAAGAAGCATTAGCTCCGAAGCTATCGCCTAATTTTGTAATTTCAGAACTCATAAAAACTCCTTAATTGGAAAGACGAATAATGGCATCTGATGCGCTATTCGTTGGAAACGTTATTGTAAATGTGTTTGTTGCTGTTTTATCAGACCCAAAATTCAGTACTGCTACTGCTGAACCCGTAGTGCTATTGTAAATTAATGCCCCTCTAGTAGTAAAGGAAGCTGGGCTCCAAGTTACAGGTAGGAACGATACGTATGCAGTCTGGTCTAGGCTTGATGGGGGAATAACCGTTAAAGTTTTACCCCCCGCTGTATACCCAGTCCCAGTAATTTCGTTGGTTGTTGAGTATGCTAAGGTGGTCGGCCCCAAATCGGCAATGGCTGTATATAAAGCAATTTTGTATATGTAAGAGGTACCAACGGCAAAGTTTGCTCTACCGCTTAAACAGTCCTGCTTAAATATTGTGCATTGGCCTTGCTGGATCATGGATTAACCGCAATCTTAGCTTGACCATTACGATAAGCGTCACCACGCTCAAGACCAGTTCCAAGGCGGTTAAGTTGACCCATAGCTTCTTGGAACATCTTCTCATAGTAAGCAACCATGTCCTGTTCACCTTTTTGGAACAACACAGCTTCACGCAAAGAGCCATAAAGCAGGCATGGGTCATAGTTATCACCCAACCAAGAGGTCCCAAGGGTATTATCTACTGCAGTTAGTGTGTACTGGAAGCCTGAACCAATACCGCCAATATAAGTAATAGACGTAGTTAATACGTCCCCAACAGCATAAAAATTACCTGGGTTATCAATCGTTACTTTAGTAATAAGGTTGCCAGCAATAGTGATATTAGCTGTAGCCCCAGAGCCAGACCCGCCAGATAAAGGCACATTACTGTATAGCCCGTTAGCGTAACCAAACCCAGGGGTAATAGTTCCGTTATTAACAGCACCTTGAACAATAGATATTGGGTAATAGAAATAGTGCAGCTCTACTGCATAGCTACTGTCTGGTGTTGGCCCAAGTAAAAAACTTAGCTCATTAGGGTCTGTATATTGTGAACCAAACAAACTGTAGTACTTGGGGGTGCCAGTATCAGTAGGCTGTGGGTATGATTCACGAATGAAGTTAACATC